TGCTGCAATACGGAATCGCCGAAGCGGTCGTGCGGGCCGAGTACTGCGGATTCCCTTGCCAGATCCGTATCGATTGGTTGGATCCAGCCCCGAGCATCGTGGACCTGAAAACCTGCGACGACTTGACCTGGTTCGAAGCCGACTCGCGGCGCTACGGGTACGCCCATCAATTGGCCTTCTACCGAGCCGTGCTCTCGAAAGCCTTGGGGATCTATGTTCCCGTTCATCTGATCGCCGTGGAGAAGAAAGAACCCTACCGCTGCGGCGTTTGGCAACTCTCGAGCGAGGTTTTGAACCTCGCCCAAAAGGAAAACGAGCAGGCGATCGATCGCTTGCATGCGTGCACTGCGAACGATTCCTGGCCCACGGGCTACGAAGAGACTCGCGTCTTCGATTTTCTCTGATCCAGCGCAGTTGGCAGGTGGGATGGCGTGACGCTCCCGGCCACGAATGGCAAACGGAGAGAGCGTCCGGACTCCCTGTGCCCACCTGCTTACTGCCTTTGTTTTACCCAGTTTTTTGTTCGTTCTTGTAAGGAAAAAGCACATGAGTTTGTTACAGCAAGTGCAGCGTGGGAAAGCCCAGCTGCCACCACGAATCTTGGTCTACGGTACCGAAGGGGTCGGCAAGAGTAGCCTCGCGGCAACCACCCCCAAACCGATCTTCATCCAGACTGAGGATGGCTTGGGAGAGATCGACTGCGATCGCTTCCCACTGGCCAAATCCCTCGAAGATGTCGTCGCGGCACTCACGGAACTCGAAACCCAACCGCACGATTACCAAACCGTCGCGATCGATTCGCTCGATTGGCTCGAGCGATTGATCTGGGATGCCATCTGCCGACGTGAATCGGCCACGACGATCGAAAAGGTCGGAGGTGGCTACGGCAAAGGTTACACCCTCGCTTTGGATTACTGGCGCAAGCTCATCGACAAGCTTGGCAACCTCCATCGCGATCGCGGCATGATGATCTTTCTGATCGCTCACGCGAAAGTCGAGAAATTCGAGGATCCCGAAGCGCCGGCCTACGATCGCTACTCGCCTCGTCTGCACAAGCATGCCAGCGCCATCATTACCGAATGGTGCGATGCGGTGCTCTTTGCCACCAAGCGATTCACCACCCGCACCGAAGAGAGTGGCTTTGGTCGCCAGAGAGCGATCGCAGCACCCGTGGGTGCTGCCGGTGGCGAACGCATCTTGAAAACGGTCGGTGGTCCCTCTTGCGTGGCCAAGAACCGTTACCGGCTCAAACCTGAAATTCCATTGGCTTGGGATGCGATTGTTGGCGGCATCCTCGGCTCATCCAACGAACTGTCCAACCCCGTTTCTGTTCCAGAAGGAGTAACGAACCTTGGCTAATCTCAACAACTTCAATGCGAANCAAGTCGAACCGTCGTCGGATTTCGAACCGATCCCNGCCGGCAAGTANCTGGCGATCATCACCGAGTCGGAACTCAANCCGACGAAGTCCGGATCGGGGAGCTATTTGCAGCTCACGTTCCAGATCCTCGAGGGGGAATACAAAGGTCGATTCCTTTGGTCCCGACTGAACCTTCACAACGCGAATGCGACTGCGGTGCAGATCGCGCAAGCGGAACTCTCGGCCATCTGCCGTGCCGTCGGGGTTCTGACCCCTGGCGACTCGGTCGAGCTGCATAACTTGCCGTTGGTCATCAACGTCAAGTGCCGCAGGCGCGAGGATTCGGGGGACATCACCAACGAGATCCGAGGTTACTCGAAACCTGCGGCGGCTACGGCTCAGCCTCAGCAAGCGAGCCACACGACTCCACCATGGAGACGTCCCTCGTGATCGAACTTGAACTGCCGTACCCGCCGTCAGTGAATCACTACTGGCGGCGGGTGGGAGCACGGACGCTCATCAGCCGCGGGGGTCGACTCTTCCGTCAACAGGTTGTGTCGATCCTCGCGGCGCGCGGCGTTCGCCCCATCGATGGTGACTTAGAAGTCTTCATTGAACTGTATCCACCCGACCGTCGTCGCCGAGACGTGGATAACACTCAAAAAGCTTTGCTCGATGCACTTGGGCAAGGNGGTGCCTATCACGACGACAGCCAAATCATCCACCTAGACACCTGGAAACGCGAACCGATCCCTGGAGGCATGGTTTTTGTACGCATCTCGAAATGTATGGAAGAGTGATCATGGTGAAAAACCTTAGACGCAAAGTTTGTAGTGATTGCGGTGTGATTGTTACTAGACGAATCAAAGAGTGCCCTAAATGTGGCGGTCTGATGGTGCCACGCAAACGTCTAGTCAATCAACCGACTGTCGATCCTGAATGCGATGGGGTTCGTGAATCCTATCGGAGCCTGTCGTCTCGACTTGGAGAAGGTTTCGGCATGATGAACGATGGCTTTGAATGGATAGATCGGGTGTTCGACGATGAGCGAACCCCTGCTTGTTACGACGAGTCTGATGAGGATTAATCCGATGCAACTACGTCCCTACCAACAAGCTGCGGTCAACGCGGTCTACAACCATCTGCGTGATCGCGATGACAATCCTTGCGTGGTCATTCCAACAGCGGGGGGGAAAACTCCATGTATGGCCACGATCTGCAAGGATGCGGTCACGCTCTGGCAAGGTCGCGTCCTCGTTTTGGCTCATGTCAAAGAACTCCTGCAGCAGACTGCCGACAAACTAACCGCGGTCTGCCCAGAAGTTGACTATGGNATTTACTCCGCAGGACTCAAGCGACGTGACACGGACAATCCGGTCATCATCGCTGGGATCCAATCGGTGTATAAGCGAGCCTGCGAGCTTGATCGATTCGATCTGATCATTGTTGATGAGGCGCACCTAATCAGTCCTGATGGTGAGGGGATGTACCAACAATTCCTCGCCGAATCCAAGATGGTGAATCCTCGCGTGCGGATCATCGGCTTTACGGCCACCCCGTTTCGACTCAAGGACGGACCGATCTGTGCGCCGGAGAATATCCTCAACACGATCTGTTACGAGGTCGGGATCAAAGAATTGATTCGCGACGGCTTTCTGTGCCCGCTGGTTTCCAAGTCTGGTAAAGATCAAATCGACTTCGGTTCGCTGCACATCCGTGCCGGCGAATTCGTCGCCGACGAGGTCGAAGCCCTCATGGATAGCGAGTCGCTGGTCGAGTCCGTTTGCCGTGAAATCGTGGAGCAAACAGCCGACCGCAACGCCGTGCTGATTTTTTCGAGCGGCGTTCGGCATGGCAATCACATCGTCGAAACGCTCGATGAAAAGTATGGAATCGAGTGCGGTTTCGTCACTGGCGAAACCCCGCCAAAGATTCGCGACATATTACTGAAGCAATTCCGGCGCGGCGATCTCAAGTACCTATGCAACGTCAACGTGCTGACCACCGGCTTCGATGCACCCAACATCGATTGTGTGGCTATGGTACGGCCGACTTCATCACCAGGACTTTTCTATCAGGCTGTGGGGCGAGGTTTCAGACTTCACCCCAGCAAACAGAACTGTTTAGTCCTCGACTTTGGTGGCAATGTTTTAAGACACGGCCCGGTCGATGCCCTGCGGCTCAAACCTGGAGGCAATCAGGGAACCGGAGATGCACCGGCGAAGAAATGTCCCCATTGCAATGCACTCATCGCGATGGGGTATGCGAATTGTCCGGAATGCGGATTCGAATTCCCCCCACCTGAAAAACAGAACCACGAAGCGCAAGCGACCCAAGCACCCATCTTATCTGGCCAAGTCACCAACACGCGCTACGAAGTCACTGACACACACTACTACAGCCACCTCAAGCGTGGGGCCGCCGATGACGCACCGCGATCGATGCGAGTCGATTACATGGTCGGCTGGCGATCCCACAAATCCGAGTGGATCTGCTTTGAACACTCCGGCTACGCACGCCAACGTGCCGTGGCTTGGTGGAAACAGCGATCCCGTGATCCCGTTCCCGAAACCACCGACGAGGCACTCGCGCGGATCGAAGGGGGAGCGATCGCTCAGACCCTCGCGATCCAAGTACGAAGTGTCTCTGGGGAGGAGTACGAACGGATCATCGACTACGAGCTCGGGCCGTTGCCCGAACCACTCGAACCACAACATTTTTCGAATGCAATTTCTGACGAGGAGATCCCGTTTTGATTACTACATCCAATCCTGCATCATTGCTCCCATCCGCTTTGGCTTATCGCGAAAGTGGTCTATCTGTCCTGCCGGCCAAGAGACTAGCGAAACGACCATCCCTTCCAGGGTGGAAAAACTTTCAGTTGCGAATCCCGCAAGAGCGGCAGGTCGTCGAATGGTTTTCCAAACCCGAGGATGCGATTTGCGTCGTCACNGGCCAAGTCAGTGGNAACCTNGAAATGCTCGACTTCGACCGAGGA